TATGGCGGGTACCGTAACCTCTTTTTTTGTGACCAATATGGGGGGGCAGATGAAATAAGAAATATGAGGGGTGTGGGTTGGTTTAGACTTTTGATGAATTTTTATTAGTCTTTTTTGATACTTGTGTGGATTATTTGTTTTTGTGGGTTGTTATATGCGTATGACAACTTGTTTTTTGGGTTTGGTGTGTATTTGATTATATATCGGGCGGTTATTATACACTGAGCGGGCGCTCATATTTTTTAGTTTATTTGGAAATCTGAAAACGCGGGTGACAACCACTTTTTTACCATTTTTACCAAATGAAATAAGAAATATGATTGGGCCGACAAGCTACTTATCTGTTTAATAATACTTAATATATTTATTAAAAGTTTACAATAATCGGTTGTCACCCATATTCCTAAAAAAGAATATGGGTGACAACCTGGGTGACAACCACTTTTTACCTGTTTTTTAATCCTTAAAACCCAAAGGACCTTTAATTATTTTAGATGGTTATATAATTTGTCGTTTTTTCATCCAAAAAAATCGTGTGACAACCACTTTTTTGGGAAAAAAATGAAGAATGAACGGGTTTTTGGTAAATTTGCAGATCCGGAGCGTTAGACATTTTTTTTCGCTTTTTTTTAAAAAAGAAAATAAAAATCATTCCCGGATAATATTAAAATATCCTCTTTTCTCTTATTTCCTTTGATTTTCGTTGAATTGCTCCAATTTTCACCAAAAAGATAAAAAGTACTGATAAAAATAACACTGTTTATAATAACACTGTTTATAATAACACTGTTTATAATAACACTGTTTATAATAACACTGTTTATAATAACACTGTTTATAATAACAGTATTTTTTTATATGGCGGATTTTGAATGAATTTTATGCTCGTGGATATTTATAAATTGAGAAAAGAAGCGCTGATACCATTTAATTTCAAGGAACTCTGACTTATCATATCCCATCGCCCGCAATAGTTCGTTGTGACAAATCGAATCCAGGACTTTAAGCGGAGGCGGTTCGTCTGCTTCGATATCAAGGCGCTGAGTCGTAAATACTGAAACGGATTCAGGGGTCGCGTCTTTTGATTTAATAATTTCCTTTTCCAGTTTAATAAATCTTTTTGACAAATCGTTATGAAGCCTTGCCAGTTGGGCGGTTCCCACAACAAGATCAATCACCGAAAAAACAGCAACGGAAGCAGCAAACGTAAGCGTCCAGGCCGGGCCGGCTTTCGCCAATACCGAAGCCAGGGTGGCGGTGCCGCTTAATGCCGAGAGAAAAGTTGATGTTTTATGAAACCGATCAAAAAACAAGGTGCGCCGGTGATGATAACGAACCGATCTTCGAACGCCAAATAACAACTTCTCTAAATCATTCATGGTATCCCCTCATTTTTTAGGCGGTTTATCCGGAGGCGGGTGTGTGTCTAAAACCCTGCGGATATCCTCCTTGCAGGGCACCCGATCCATCTTTCCCCGTTTTTCCTCAAAGTCAGATGGTTTGGGCGCCGATTTTTCCGGTTTTTGCTTTTCCTCATTGCTTGACATAACATCACCTTATTATAACTGTTTAATATTAAAAAGCAACCCCATATAATGGTTAAAATTTTACGAAGATTACGCTTTTCGTTTTTTTAATATTTCGCCCCGCTGGGCATCGTTGTTGCCTTCCCGGATTATTTTGGATGCTTTATTCGGGGGGTGCGCCACTTGCTCCAGGGCGGCCAGTCTGTATTCCATTTCCGACTCTTTGATCATTCCCTGGTGAGACGACCGTATATTTACCGCCAGTGTATCGGCGCGATCCGTGCCTGACTTTAGAACTTTTTTTACCATACCCACCAATTCCACGGTCTCCTGATCCTCCTCGGCCATCCCTACCTTATATATAGAGGCGTCACATTCGGCACCTTGACGGGTCATTTCCCCTTCGCCAGTGAGCAACCATTCCATTGATGTATTATAGATATACGATATTGCTAAAAGTAAAGTTTTGTTTGGTTTCGCTATGCAATTTTCTAATTCTGAAAGATAACTTTGTGAAATACCAATCTTTTTAGCAAATATTATCCCATTAAGGCCAATATTTTTCCTTAATTTTTTAATATTCTCACAAACTATTTTATCGGTTAGCGATTTTTTTCTTGACATAATATCGTATGGCGATATAAATTTGAATTAAAAGTAAGGCAAAAAACAAAAAAAAACAGAGAAAGGGTAAAAATATGGAACCAAACAAATTTGTTAAAGAGTTATTCGGCAAAAAAAATGACGTTTTTGAACGTTGCGTTATTAAAACTAAGCATTTTAACCCAAGGCGGTTGGTTAGGCTTATGACCGAAAGCAGTCCTAAAAATATTAAAAAATAAATGAACATCATACCATTTACATATCAGGACATCGCGATATCGACGATCCAAGGTGGTCAGTGGTGGTCAGTTTGACCACCACTGACGGCAAAAGATATAAACAAAAAACATACAATCCCATCGGGATGCAACTTATCGTTTTTGAATCCCGACAGCCAAAAGCCATCCAATACAAAATCGCGGTGGCGAATTTGGTGTATGCGTTCATGAAGGGCGAGCTCTCGCCGGTTCAAAATCTTAAGACGCACAATCTTTATCTGCAATGCAAAGAGGTGCTCAAGCTGGCGCCGTATCATGTGCGTCCGGCCGCGATAAAGCATCTTGCCCAAAAATCAGGCAAAGCGCCGCAAACCATATACGGCATCCTTAACCGAATCGAAAAAGGGGCCACCTCCATAGACCGGCGCGGATATCATCGCAAAGGAAAACATAATTATATGAGCGATGAAACAGTAAAGGCCATCGAGCGCATGTTTATCGAGAATCCCAGGGTCCCGGTTAAGGAAGTGGTTAATAAAGTTCATGGTGTTGATTGCTCTGCCACGACCACGGTTTATCGTATTCGAAGACGCATTTTTAATAAAAACAAAGGACTTTAGTTATGAGTGAATCTAAAACAATGACCCCGTTAGATCGAAAGTATGCACTTGAAAAGGCCGGGTACACTCAATCGCGGTTCGCGGAAGAACACGGCGTGAACTCGATGAGTATAAATCATCTGATCCAGGGGAAAATGATTTCGCATCGACTGATGTTTGCTTTTGCCAAAACTATCGGCAAAGACCATCGAAACGTTTTCCCGGAATACTTTCTGAATCCGAACCGGCGCAAGCGCAAACCCAATAATAAGATAACTTAACTTACTATATTGTTATTGGACGATTAAGTCAACGTGAGATTTATCCCAAAAAACGGACGCGACCATGAAATCTTTCGGACATAAAACAGACCGCAATCCACCCATGCAGCTTTCCTTATTCGATGCGCCGTCATTCAACACATGCAAAGATCAAAAATCGACCATGAATGCAGCGGCTAAGCGGTGCGGGCTGTCCCGGGAAGAGATTGTGGATAAAATGAACGATCTGGCGAGCCGGTACGGGGTGAGTTTGGTTTCAAACGGCGGATTGCGCATGGATACGTTTGAAAAATGGATAAACCCGAATGATTTAAGCCGACAGATGCCCACGAGGGCGCTCCCCATTTTTTGTGCAGTCATAAACGATCATTCGGCGCTGGATATTCTGGCGCGTCCCCTGGGGGCCCGGGTGATCGGCGACGCCGATCAGCGCCTATTAAAATGGGCAAAGGAATATTTCAAGGCCAGGGATGCGCGGAAGGTTATGCGTCAATTGGAGACCAATTTATGAATATTCGTGAACAGCTACGGAAAGCGATATATAGCGCGATTAAGCAATGTGGGCTTTCCCGCCATCAAATTACAGACCAAATGAGTGTTTTGACAGGCAATAAAGTTACCGTTACCACCCTGGATTCATGGACAGCGAAAAGCAAACCACAATATCGTATTCCGGCTGAATATGTTCCGGCATTTTGTAAGGTTACGAATAATTATGATCTTCTAATCATTCTCGACGAGGCGGCGGGTCGGGTTTCTATGTGTGGTCCTGACGTGATCAGGAGCGAGATCCAGAAATGGACCGAAAAGGAACGCATGGCCAGGGCCGAGAAGCGAAAGCGGTAACTGTTTTTAAAGGAAATGGAGGTCAATATAAAATGATTATTACCAAACCATTAATATACGACATGAGGGTTGAATGCGCCTGGTGCGGTGAATTATTGCGCATGTCCAAGTGTGTTTCTCCGGGGAAGATATCCCACGGGATCTGTGAGGCCTGTAAAGAGCGGGTTTTAGGAGAGTCGGCTGAATATCAGGCAGCAATACAGTCCCGGGCAGTGGAGGCGGGCAGCTAAATATGGGACGCAGGGCGAATCGGCGGAGACCGACATGGGCCGAGAAGATCAGACGCTCGGAAAATATCAAGAAACGGGGAACCGGGAAACCGGGGAAGCGGGGAGAAAAGAAATGAATGAGCCGAACAGGGATACAGGAGCGCGGCTGGTTAATGTTTTTGAGGGGAAAGAACTGATAGTCTCCGAGCAGGAACGCCTGGCGGAGCTTGAAAATACAATCTCAAAAAATTTCAAAGCATTTTATGTTGTGGGGTGCGCGCTGGCCGAAATTCAGGTGAACAGATTGTACCGGCAAACCCACGGGACTTTTGAGGAATACTGCCGAGAGCGGTTTGAAATCGCCCGTCGCACGGCCTATCGATATATAGAGGCGTCAACCGTAATGGAGAATGTGACCAATTGGTCACAGGCTAAATGTTTCCCTGCCAACGAGGCACAGGTCCGGCCATTAATCCGGCTGGAACCGGAAAAACAGGTTGATGCATGGAAAGAGGCCGTCGAAACCGCTCCGGACGGGCATGTGACGGCCAAGCACGTGAGCAAGGTGGTGCGTCAAATCCTGGGAGAGCAGGTCCGCGAAAAGGCGGAGCAACTCAAAGATAAAAAGAACGTGCCCGAGGATATTGTGCCCCGCGAATTTAAAGAGGCGTACTGGATACTGGTGGATATTGTGCGGTCGGAGTTGATGGCCGGGACAATGAAGGAAAAGACCCGGACCCGGATGCTTGAAAACATCCAGGGGCTTTTGCAGTTGTTGTCGGATTAGGGTCGGATGCGGATATGGATTTTTCAAAAACCATTACATCGAGCAAATTGTCCATAATTGTTGGGCGCAGCAAACAAGCCATACACAAACAGGCAAAGAAAGAAAATTGGGCTTTCGTCCCCGGACCCAACAGGTCAAAAGAATGGATCATATCCTGCTTGCCGGATGCGTATCAAATAGCTGTTTACGCGTATTTAAATAAAGGTTCAGAGGTTCAAGGTTTCCACGAACCACAACTCCTTCCCCAAATCCCACAAACCCACCCTCCGGATCTCTTTGCCCGGGAGAGCCGGAGGGACCTGCCAATTTTAAATCTTGGAAAACCTGCTCTACCTGCAGGCGAGCGGCTGGATAAGGGCATGGCCAAGGCCGATCTTTTGCGGCTGTACACGCAGAGTATCAGCAGTACCGGGCATGGCCGGAAAATGCAAACGCGTATAGTTTTTATGCGGGCCTATAATTCCGGGATGGTTTATCCCGCGCTGTATGATCGTCTGGGACCGGTATCCTGGCAAACCATCGAGGGATGGAAGCGCGCTGTTAAAACCACCGGGGAAACATTCGAGCTTTGCGACAACCGGGGGTTTTGCAAACGCGGCAACCGGATATTGACCTACGAACAGGGTCAAATTTTGCTCCGCTGCGCCCTGCATCCCAACAAGCCGCTGATCTCCGAGGCCATCCGCATGGCATGGAGCATCATGCACACTAACGGCATCTCAAACGGCCACTCGGAAACGACTTATCGAAGGTGGCTCAAGGACTGGATCTCCACGCATCATGAAATCTGGACATTTACGCGCGAGGGGGCAACGGCCTGGAATGATGACTGCGCCATGTATATCGAGCGGGATTATACCCTTATTAATGTTGGAAGTATTCTGGTTGCGGACGGGCACACATTAAATTTTGACATTATGAATCCGTGGACCGGCAAGCCCAAGCGCATGACGCTGATTCTCTGGTATGACATGAAATCAAACTTTCCCCTGGGCTGGGAAATCATGCCCACGGAAAACACCCAGGCCATCTCGGCGGCTCTTCGCCGGGCGATTATTCAGCTCGGCAAATATCCGCAGGTCGCGTACCTGGACAACGGCCGGGCGTTCCGGGCGCGGTTCTTTCAAAATACGAATTTTGAAGAGGCCGGGTTTGACGGCATCTACAAACGACTGGGCATGAAGACTATTTTTGCCTGGCCGTATCACGGGCAATCCAAAACCGTGGAACGATTTTTCGGGAGCCTGGCCGAGATGGAACGAATGATGCCCACGTACACGGGCACGTCTATCGAAAGCAAGCCGCCCCGGATGAATCGCGGGGAAAAACTCCATCGCCGCGTATATGAGAAGATCATGGGAGACCAGTGCCTGACAATGGAGCAGGCCCACTGCCTGATCGCGAAATGGTTTGATGAATACGTTCAACGCCCCCAGCGGGGACACCTGGACGGACGTGCGCCGGTGGATTTGTTTCTGGAAGAAAAAGGCCCCGGGATAGACAAGGCCGAACTGACCTATTTGATGATGAGCGAAGAAAACCGCACCATCCATCGGAACGGAATCCATATCCACGGCCAAAATTATTATGACCCTGCCCTGTACGGACGGCGTCATCCGGTGACCATTAAATATGATTTACAGGATACGTCGGAGATCTATGTGTACGGCCCAAACGACGAATATATCTGTGCGGCCCGGCCCGTGGAGAAAGTGCATCCCGCCGCCAACATCCTGGGAACCACCGAGGATCAGGAGCGGCTCAAAGAGCATATCGAGATGAAAAAACACCAGGAAAAACAGGCCTCGATCCTGGCGCGGGAAATCCTGGAGACCGAAGTTCTGCCCGCGCACCGGAGACAGGTCGCGGAGATTACCCGGGAATCCGAGCGCATAATTCACCCGGCCCAAAAGGTGAAACGATTGCCTGCGCCCAAAGTGAGCGAGCTGGAAAAGGAAATCTTTGAACTGAGGCACAAACAGGCGGAAGAAAAATCCCGTAAAAAGCAGGAAATGGACCTGCGTATTGAAGAGGGCATGCGGCAATACCATGAATCCCTGGGTAAAACCATACGCCGCCAGGACGCTGATCCGGACGTTGAGATTCCCAAAGAAACCATTCTGGATGACGATCCCAATATCTGGAATGTCCTGCCCGAGATGGCTGAAAAAGATCGGTATGAAAAACTGGCGGAATTTGAAGTTCGGGGCTGGGTGATCCCTAAAAAATGGCAGGCGTTCATGAGCTATTTTGAGCAGACGCCGGAGTACCGGAACAACGAGGATTATTTTGACGAACACCGGGGCAGAATTGCCAACATGTACCAAACACATAAAGTAGCGGAGGATATCTATGATTGAGATCAAGCCAACGTTTGTGGATAAGACCAAAAATGTTCGAAATTTTACTGTAATGATGGACGGCCTGGCGCTGGGACGGGGCGAAGGACGCATGGGCCTGGTGTACGGCCAGGCGGGCCGGGGAAAGACCCGGACCACGGACTGGTACCATGCTCATAACGGCGGCGTTTTTCTGCGCATGCTCACGGTATGGCGCACTTCGGAACTGGAGTTCCTCAAAGGCCTGTGCCGAGAGCTGGGGGTTTTGTCTCCTCCGGGACGCAAAGGCTCGGCATTCGCGGCGGCGGTAGACGCCCTGCTGGCCGATCCCAAGCCCGTGTTTTTGGATGAGCTGGAAAAACTCCCGCCGTATTTTCTGGACATCGTGCGAGACCTGTCCGACCTGTCCACGGCGCCGGTGATACTGATCGGCGAAGAAGAGCTGGTCAGCTATATGCGGGTCAATCGCCGGGTGTGGTCCAGAACCCACCAGGCCATCGAGTTCGCTCCCATGAGCAAGCCGGATATCATCGGTTATTTTGCCCAGGCCGGCGAATTGACCGTGAATGCAGAAGTGGTGGATGTTTTCTATCGTGCGGCGGAAGGGGATTTTCGTATTGTAAAACGCGGTCTGATCTCTCTTGCGCAGATCGCTAATGCCAAGCAGACGCGCGACATTACGCCGGAAATGGCCAGGATCGCACTGGAGACCGGGTTGAAGGGGAATTAGGGAAAGAAAGTGAGAAGGTGAGAAGGTAAGAAGGTCGGAAGGTTAGAAGAGGAGAACATAGATGGGCTGGGGATATGCGGAGACTGTTAGGAGTCAATTAAAAATACTTGGGGCCGATGGCCGGGAAGTGACCAACAAAGAGCTGGCCGTGGCACTGGATCTGGTATCGGATAAAGAAAAGCGGGGCATGTACCGGGTCATGTCGGATCTTCGGAAACAAAATGAAATCCGCAGGGTGCGTCCGGGCGTGCATGTGTATCTGCGCAAGCCCGGTGATGATGAGCTGAGGCAAAAGCTCTGGCGCGTGTTTCGGCGTCTTCGCACGGTAACTACTGACGATCTCATTGAATTGACCGGCGCCAGTGAAGGGTATGCCAAGGAGTTTTTGCGAATGCTGGTCAAAAGAGACGTGGCGCGTCGCATCGACGATCCCAAACGACAGGATAAATCAAAATATCAGATGATCAATGATCCTGTCAAAATGCCGGAAGATGAGGAAAAGGCACGGCGGCTGCGCAAGCTCCGGAGGCAGAAAAGAAGAGAAGTACTAGCTGCGTTGCAGGCGGCGGAGTTGGCTATTAAGAAGGCCAGGGAGCTTGTGATTGACGAAACAATGTAGGGCAGGCTTTCCGGCCTGTCATTAATTAACAGGCTTGAAAGCCTGCTCCACAGAAGAAAAAAGCTATGATCAATAACAAACAAAAAGCGCTCATCCACATCGCCAAACAAAAAACGGGGATGGGTGATGAAGAATATAGAGACCTGCTCGGAGAGTTTGGTGTGTCCTCATCCAAGGATCTTACGCCGGGGAAATTCGATGCCGTGATGACGCATTTTAAGGGCTTGGGATTTAAACGAAAGCCAGGGAAGCCCTACAAATCACTACATCCCATCGGGTCGAAAAAGAGGTTGCTGTATAAGATCGAGGCTCAAATCACGGAAATGGATCTGTCCTGGAAATATGTGGACGGCATGGCAAAGAAAATGTTCGGCGTGGACCGGGTGATGTGGTGCGTGCCTCAGCAGCTGCACAGGATTGTTGCGGCGCTGAATTATCATCAGAAGCGGATAGAAAAGAAGAAGGTTAGAAAATCAGAAGGTTAGAAAATCAGAAAAAAAGGAGGAACAATATGACACAGCTTTGTTATTCTTATCTTTGCATAAATTGTGATGAAATCATGGATATCCGGGAGATCCTCGACGGCAAGTGCCCCCGGTGCAACTCCGGAGAGCTTTATCCATTGAGCAAATGGCTGCCCGCTACTCGCAAGCCCAAGGGCGTGCCCAGGAGGGAAAATCAGGAAGTCGCGGCGGCGCTTTGAAAATGAAACTGTCCAAACATTTTATCGACCGTTGGCGGGAGCGGGTGAAGCGCAAATTGCCGGAATCGTCGGAGGTCGAAGAAATGATTAACGATGCGGTGTATTTGCAGCGATGCCGGGACTTCTTCACGCCCAGGGGCATCCGCGTCCGGGTTATGGGTCTGTACTGGGTGCCCAACGAAAATCTTGTTCTGAAAGTGGACGAGAAGAAAAGCCTGGCCGTCACGGTGCTCACGGCGGACACGATGGATGATGAGGTGGATTGAGATGAAAAACAACACAAAAAACAAAATGGCCGACCTTAATAATCACCTGTTTTTGCAGATGGAACGTTTGAACGACGCCGATTTAAAGGGCGAGAAATTAAAGGAAGAAATCACGCGGGCAAAGGCGGTGTCCGGGGTTGCCAATCAGATCATCAATAACGCCCGGATATGTATTGACGGCATGAAGGCGTTTAACGAGGGGTTGATTAAAACGGCGCCCCGCATGCTGGGATTTGAGGTCCATGAAGAGATCTAAATATACGGCAGAGCAGCTTGATTTTTTGAGGAGCGGATATATGTCCATGAATGCCCGCGATCTGGCGAAAGCGTTTAATGAGCATTTTGGCGTAAAAAAAACAACCGGGCAGATTAAAGCCGCGCTCCAAAACCATAAAATCAGATGCGGACGGGCGCACAAGGACCGGTTTATTGACCGGCTGCGGTTATTTATCGGCGAGCAGGTGGAGTTCCTTAGAGAAAATTATACGGGACGAAGCGTGGCCGAGCTAAGAACCGCCTTTAACGCCGAATACGGCACCGATATGACCTGGCAGCAAATCAAAACGGCAGTCCATAATCGGGGAATTACCTCCGGACGCACCGGTCATTTTCCAAAAGGTCACAAATCGTGGAATCACGGTACAAAAGGTCAGGGTCTTACGGGTGCGAACAAAATGAGTTTTAAAGCTGGACACGTACCCGCAAACCGCAAGCCGCTCGGCTCGGAACGAATTTGCTCGAAGGACGGCTATGTATACATTAAAGTAGCGGAGCCGGATCCGCACACCGGTTTTCCAACCCGGTACAAGCATAAACATGTCCATATATATGAGCAGGCCAACGGTCCGGTACCGAACGGATATGTCGTGATTTTTAAGGACGGGAATAAGCGCAACTGTGATGACCCTGATAATTTGGTACTGGTATCACGCGCCGAGTTGCTCAGGCTTAATCAATACGGATATAAAGATGCGTCGGATGCCTTAAAACCAAGCATCATGGCCCTGTCAAAACTTGAGGTAAAGACGTTTTCTTTAGGAGCGAACGTTGACTAACGATCGGATGTACTGCAAAATTTATAGTTGCCACATGTCGGTAGCGGCATGCATTACTCGGCAGGAAAATGCCAGGAAATATATTGAGAGCAAGGCATGGGGGCCGGGGCGGATCAAGCCCGGGGCGCTGGATGTGAATTGTCAAAACTGCAAACAGGGGAAAAAAATTATGGAAAATCAATTCAGGTTGGATGAAGATCAAGGGAAAGATGAACATCAAGGAAAGGATGAACCCGCCACACAGCCGGCGGGTAAACGTCCAATGATGAATGAAAAAGATAAGGGCGAGCCGGAGACTCGGGTGTGTAAGGAAAAAGATTGCGAATTTGGCGGGGAACCGCAGCCCATAGGCAGTTTTCAGATTCACGGGCCGTCACAAAAGCCGCTGGGGATCTGCAAGGTGTGTATGGGGAAAAAGCTCAAAAAGGGGAAGCAAGAAAAACAAAAGAAAAGGGATGAACATTCAACATCGAATGAAAAAACAGTTACCGCTTCTTCCAAGGCCGATGCATCGGGGCCCCTGCCTCCGGTGCCGCTTGATCCGAAAACATATCAGTATTGGCCACCGGATCTGTTGGAAACTCTGCTGGACGGCCTGCCCGAGATTTTGAAAACCATCGAGGAAACGGCTCACGAGCAAGAGCGGACGCCGATTGCCCAGGTGCGGTATTTTTTGAAAACCGATTACAGAATTACCGGGACGGATGCTGAATAGGAGTTGTTATGAAACTATCAGATTTCGGGATCGACAGGGACGGCACCCACGACGCAAGACTCACCCGGGAGGAGAATATTTTCCTCTCAATCCTATGGGTGGATCATGTGGGGGAGGTCAACGCAATTTCTGCTGATGAGTTGGCTATTCTGTTCGACCAGCGAAAGGACGGCGTTTTTACGTCCGGACTCAGCTCTAAAATGGAGCGCCTTGAACTAAAACGCCTGCTGTATCTCATGAGGTCGACGGAGGGCTATCGCCGGCAACTGGACCGGTGGAAACGGGATGTGCGCCATATGCATAATCACCTGTTGGAGCAACACGATCACATCCCGCTGCTGTCCAGGGCCGGTACCGGAGGCGGATACTGGATCGCGGAAAACCATGCGGAGATGACTGCGTTTTATGATGCATTTCGAAAACGGGGGATTACCGGGCTTGTCAAAGCATCCCGTGGCAAAAAGGCGGTGCTTGTGGACATGGTGAGCCAGCTATCGTTCGATTTTGAGATAGACGACCGGAGCAGCTCCGAAATGCAGCCGGTGCGGCCCGGATCGGGCGTGTCCATGCCCGTGCAGGTAGTAGATCAATTTTTAGAGCGGATGCTGGCAAGCCCTGAAAAATTCTCCGATGATTTACAACGAATCAGCAATAAATTTGGAAACGTGTTGTTTTCAAAGTCACAGGCCCGGGCCATGAAGGATAAAATCAGAGAGTTGAATGAATTGGCGGCGGGACTGTGAGGCTAAGAAAGTGAGAAGGTTAGTCCGCCACACAGACGGCGGATAAAAAGATAAGAAAATCAGAAGGTGAGGAAAAGGAGATAAAAAGGTCATGAAAACAATAAAACTGGACGTGAATGGCCAAGGAGTGGCCTTGGATTTTGGGAGGTTCGGCATTGGGTGTGGGTTATTGCGATGGCCCTGGGTGTATTTGAACCATCCCGGAGGGTTTACTTTTTGGGATCGGTTATGGTCGGCCCGCTTTTCGTATTTTTTTGGTTATGAATATATTCAGGCTCGGTTTTTATGGGCTACGGTTGTCTTCCGCCGATGGATCGGGACGGAACGGCAGTTAGACAATATGATGAGATCCCTGAAAAGATTCGGAAGAATATGAAACTCACCTGTCCATTTTGTAACAATAAATTTTCGGTTGACGAGGCTGCCAGGTCCGAAACCCTATGCAACCTTACACAGGAACTGTCTCGGTTCGGCAAGCATTGCGCTCTGATCTGGGAATATACCGGGGCGTTCGCCACCAAGCGCCTGGGGCCGATTGCGCCGGCCAAGCGGTTGCGCATTGTGACCGAGCTGACGCGGCTGTGGGAGACCGGAATTTTTCAGATCGATGGCAAACGGTATAAGATCGACCGGGCCGGGATCGTGGCGGGCATGACGACGGTGTGTAACCTGGAAAAATTCGGATTGCCGAATCATAATTATTTGAAAAAAGTGTTGCGGGATAAGGCGGAGCGGGTGTCTGCAGAGGGGTTGACGGCGGGGGAAGAGCAGAAAAAGATAGAAGATCAGAAGGAAAGAAGGTCAGAAGGTCGGAAGGCTGAGGAGGCGGGAGAGGTACTGTCTCCGAAAGCGCTGAAGCAGTTTAAGGAGAAAATGGGCGTTACAAAAATATCGGAGCTAATGCATCCGGGCCGGCTCACGCAAAGAGAGAGGGATGAAATAAAATAATTTTCCGTCTATTAACACTGTTATCAATAAATTGGAGGTAAGAGGGGAATGGATAAATTAAGATCTATACAGAAAAAATGGAACGCCATAGATACCGACAAAGAAAGATGGGAGTACGTTTTCGCCAACAAAAACGAACTGGGCATTATGTTAGACAATGACGCCACTTACGTTGTTTTTCACTCTACGATTATACCAGACAATATTGAGGACTACGATGATTTGCCAGATTTGGCTGGATTTGAGTACTGGATTGGCAATGGCCCAGGTATTGACGACTTAATGGAGGTATTGGGAATTGAAGCAAGCGGCGTTTGATAACAAGCCGTTTCACGCTGACCCTGAAGGCCGGGCAGGTGAACTAAAACGTTATATTTCTTGGGGGTGAAACATGATCGGAATACAAGCCAAGGCTCATGAGCAGTTAATAATACTAATAGACGCTATAGATCAAGGTTCGCTTGGTTGTGACAATGAGTTTGATCTGGATGAATATTATCAAGCGCTTGACAATATTGAGATAGATGACGAAATATCCAGAAGAAATAAAAGCCATGTGGGAAAGGATGCTTAAAATGGACAGACGCAAAGATGATCGCAGGATCGGGCCGGATCGGCGGGGGTATGAGTATTCGAAACATATTCCTGAGCGAAGGTCCGGGAATGACCAGCGGATTTACTGGGGCAACCGGAGACGCGGGATGGCTGATCGGCGGATTAGATCATTTTATCCTCATACTCCGGAGAGGCGGGTGGGGCAAGAAGGTTAGAGGGTAAGAAAGTAAGAAGATTGGAACTCGTGAGAAATGAAAAATAACTTGACAAATCATCGGAAATTGTGCCATGCTGGGAGCATCGAAATTCTGGAGTGCCCCCGGCCTCCGGTACAATCCGGCCCAGAAAGGGGGTTTGTTGTTTTATTGGGTAATTGTGTGCCCGACCTGCTGCGTATCGTGAGGTGCGTGGGCGCTTCCAGAAGCGTCGATACAGGTCGGGCACTGCTTTTTCGTGCCCATAAACAACAACATCGAAATTCTGGAGGTACTACCATGCTTATAAATCCCGCTATCCACTCCATGCAGGGTCAGATCGACACGCTGCGAGATCAGGTTGATCGAATGCTTTCCATCCTCGAATGGCATCAGGACGTTATCGGCACTATCGACAACCAACGGCCGCCCTCATTCCTAACCCGTTCCAAAAAATTAAAAACATCAACCGCGCATCTTCGCGTGGTGAAAAAGGAAAGGAGGACCCTGAATGAAAGATAAACAGACAAAGGCCCTTGCGGGCAACGGCCAGCGGCTCACGGCCCTGGAAACGGTGATCGAGAAAAACCTCAAAGGATTCTATGAAGTAGGCCGGGCCTTGCTTGAGATCCGCGAATCCTGCTTATATCAAAAGACCCACGATACTTTTGAAGAGTATTGCCGGGACCGGTGGGATATGGGCAGAGATTATGCCTATAAAATTATAAGCTCATCGCAGGTTGTCAAGAATTTGGATGTATACAATTGTATACAGAAGCCAACATCAGAAAGCCAAGCCCGACCCCTAACCCGCCTCCCTGAATCGCTTCAGCAGGATGCTTGGCAAAAAGCGGTTGATACCGCGCCCGGGGGAAAGATCACCGCACGGCATGTCCAAAAAGTGGTTGCCGAGACTATCGGCAAGGAAATGGTAAAACAAAAAAGCGCCGTCAAAAAAAAGATAGATAAAGATATGCAGATCAGCGAATCTTTTAAGAAAGTTCTGGACAGTCTTTGGGATGAAATCACCAGGGAAAGATACGAAGACTGGCAGAGCACATCTAAAGTCGCAGTGATGAAGCATTTAAATTCAATGATAAACATATTGACAATGGCAAAAGGAGGAACCCATGTATAAATTACTTTCAGCAGAACTTATCGAAGTATCGCCCATTCAGGCAATGGAATACAGAGAATTAAATAAGTTTGAATCCCAACGAAAGATTTGGCCCCGTCACGTTCAATTTTTGACCAACGAGATGAAATCGGGCGGATTTCGAACCGGAGAATTCGGACTCGCAGTGCTGCCGACAAGCGAACGATTCCTGGTCAACGGCCAGCATCAAATAGAGTCAATCATCCAAAGCAGGACGACCATAAGGGCCCTGCTTGAAAAATGGGCCTGCGATGAAATGCAGGATATCGCAAAGCTATACAGAAAGTATGACACCAATCGAGTAAAGGGTATCGGCGACATGACCCGAGTGGAAGCGGACGTACGGGGAATCACCTGGCCATATAGTATCAGCTGTTTGCCGGTAACCGGCTTGAGACAATTATTGCCGGCGGGACAAAAGCAAACCATCAGCAAGGAAATGCTCGTTGAACAGATAAAACACAATATGGAGGAAGGGGCGTTTCTGAATGAAATGATTATCGGCGTGGCGGGCCGTTTTATACGAAACGGTGCGGTGGCCGCCGCCATGATTACTACGTCCAGAAAAGATATAAATGACGCACATGAATTCTGGGTCAAGGTAAGAGACGGGGAAGGCCTGACCAAAGAAATGCCGGAATATCGATTGCGGGGATTTCTAATCGACAATGCCGGTCGGAGGCAATACGGGTTTAACATGGCAACCCCTCAAATAGCCTTGCACAAATGCATTCTGGCATGGAATGCGTTTAGAAAAAATAAATCAACAAACCTGCGGGTAAAACGAGGGTCAAAGACTCCCGATGTTATCTAATCCTAAAAAAAAGAGGTTGCCCTATGAACAAAAAATTTCAGAAAATTTTGGACACCATAAAAGACTTGATTCAAAAGCGATTTTATGGCAGTTTAACATTGACTTTTAGAAACGGCGAGGTTACCTTTATTAGAAAAGAGGAGACTACCCGTATGGATTAGTTAAAAAATTAACGCCATGCCCCGGATAGGGCCGGGGAACGAGTTGAAATAATACCAGCATCGGTATCGAAACAATCGGGCCGATTCGACCGCAACACGCGGACGAATCGGCCTTTTTTATTGGTGGTTTTAATTAACAAAAGTTAACAAAAAGTTAAGGAACGTTAACATGGCATTTAACAAAGATCAATTTCAATACCTGATCGAGCGGGTGCTTTGGGAACTTAACATGCACTCCCTGGCGGCGGTGAACCTTTTGCTGGGCACGTCGGCGCAGGAGTCTGGATTTGGAACGTACTTGCGACAGGTTGGAGACGGTCCGGCCCTGGGAGTGTTTCAGATGGAGCCGGATACGGAAAGAGATATCTGGCTAAATTATCTGGTGTACCGGGATGATTTGGCGGAGACGGTCTGGCAGGTTGCCGGAGCGGCGTGGGATGTGGGGCCGTCGATTCCTCCGCTGGAGACGAACCTGTCCTATCAAGTCGCAATGGCCCGAATACATTATCTTCGCATCAAGGAGCCGCTGCCGCCACATGATAATGTCCAGGCCCTGGCCCATTACTGGAAGCGCCATTACAACACGCTCAAAGGTGCGGGATCAGAACATGAGTTTGTTAAAAATTATTTTAAATATGTCGGGGATAAAAACTAATGGACCTGACCGGGATCGGATCAATTGCGGATCTGGCAAAGACGGTGATCAATCAATTTCTTCCGGAGAAAATGTCAGGAGAGCAAAAAGCCAAAGCACAGATACAGCTCCAGGAAATGCTCCAGCAACGCGAGAACACGGTCATCGACGCCCAGAAATCCATCATCGTTGCAGAAATGCAGCAGTCCGACAATTTTACAAAACGCGCTCGGCCCAGCTTGGTATACGCGGGCCTGCTTTTTATTTTTCTGGTGCATGTAGTTCTGCCCATGTTTGCGTTTTTCTGCAACCGCCCGGTTCCCGAGTTGAGCCTGCCCGGAGAATTCTGGGCAAGCTGGGCAACGGTTGTCGGAATTTGGTCGCTCGGCAGATCGGCGGAAAAACGCGGCACTACCGGAAAAATAGTGAATCTGATCACGGGGAACAAGGGATGAACATCGAATTTTGAATAAAAAGAAAAAAACGGAGGAAAGGGCTGATGGAGTGTGGTGAGAAAATCAAAAAATTGAAAAATGCGCTGTTGGAATACCTGGGGAAAAACGGGAGACACTATAGCCAGCTTTCCCGTCTGGAACAATCGATCGAAGATTTGGTGCAGGCGTTGAACACCCGGCTGGATCAGCTCCTGATCAGCAATCGGTGCGACACGCCCGCCGGATCGGAGCCGGAAAGTCCCAGGGACAAATTGGCGGATCTTCTCATGCAGACCGGAGCGCTGCTCACCCGCCAGGGCAACGTGGACAACGAGATGGTGAGCGAGTTCGAGTCCGCGCTGTCCGCTTTCGATCAGGCTGCGGACCTGAAGCGGCAATCCGAATCTGCTAAGGATTCCGGCGAAACCGCAGCCATTAAGCATAAACGAAACCAGTTGTGATGGATATTGTAAAAATTGCCGGCAGTAAGGATGCGGCGCTGGCTTTGTCTCTGGCATTCAACGTTACGGCCTGCGGGGCTATATGGAGATTGTGGAAAAGCCGGGAGGCGTTGCAGGATAAAGTCACGGCCATGTTGACGGAGCTGGTCAGGGAGCTTTCTAAAATGACGGCGAACTTAACGGAGAAATAATGTAGGGCAGGCTTTCCAGCCTGCCATTGGATGACAGGCCATTGGATGACGGGCTGGAAAGCCTGCCCCACAAGGGATGAAGATTTATGATTGCAAGATTCATATTTCGATATCGGCTGCGCGCTTTGGCATTAAATATGAGCTTAAAGGCGTTGGGTAATTCCATCGCTCTAATCAGGAGGATCAATGGCGCGAGAGCATGATCTGGAGATACGGTTTCAGGCTGAAGAAATGTTCGTGGAGCAACGGCTTACTCACGAAGAAATCTCGGACCGCCTGGATATCGGGCTGAGCACGGTAAAGCGATGGTCGGTAGACGGC